CTACATTTTCTGATTGCCGTTAGCATTTTCGTTAGCATTTTGCGCAAAAAATCCGGCCATAGCGTTTTCCGCCTTGACCCGGTCAGCGTTTGCAATGTGTGTGTAAATGCGTATCATGGTCTGGTTGTCCGCCCATCCGCCGAGCTGCATCATCTCCAACTCCGGCACGCCGAGGTGATACCCCAGCGATGCAAAGCTGTGCCGCAGCCCGTGTGTGCCGACCTGCGGCAGCCCATTGCGCGCGCAAACGCGGTTGATCTGGTGGTAGATCGTATTCGGGTTGCAGTGCACGACTGGTCCGGACTTGTCCTCGACGGCCTCCAGCGCGGCCAGCAGTTCCGGTATCATGATGGGAATTGTGCGCGTGGAAGAACGGTTTTTGTTGGTCGCCTTTTGCTGCGGCCGCTGATCCTCGCCGATGACGACCGCGCCGGATACGCGGATCGTCTTTGCGGTCAGATCTATGTCCGACCAGTTGACCGCCATGATCTCCGAGCGGCGGAGGCCGTGCAGCGCCAGCAGCGCGGGAATAGCAAACGGTTCATTTGCCACGTCCGCCACGAAGACCTTGATTTGCTCCGGGTCGAGCCATTGGCGTTCGTTCGGCGGCACTTGCGGCAGCGTTACCTTGGGTACGTCGTACCCGCCGAATTTCAGAGCCGCCGCTACCATCATCCACGCATTTTTCAGCGTCTTCGGTTTCACACTTTTCGCCTCGGCGCTCACAATCGACTGCCAGTTTGTGATCTCGCGGACTGGCTTTTTCATTTGCGCGGTGAACCGGTTCCGCGACATGGATTTGTATTCCCGAATCGTCGACGGCGACAGCACGCCGCGCTTGGCGTCAATATACGCCGTCACGCACTGCTCCAGCGTTTGTGTGCTCTTGCAGGGGAGACGCTGCCCATTGCGGTAGTCGGCTTTGATCTTTTCCGCCTGTTTGATGCACTCTGTCCGCGTCGGGGCGGATACAGGTATGCTCTCGCCGCCGAGCCGCATCTGGATAAACCATGTTCCACTTTTCAATTTTCGCGGCTCAGGGATTTTCAAGGCAGTTCCTCCTTTGCCCTTGCGTTTTCACTTGCCTGCTGTTGCAAGCTCAATTTCTGGTTTTGGAACTGGGTGATTCGATTTCCACGGTGTGTTGATTCCGTCGATATGCTCGAACAGATCCTCACGGATATTGCTCCACATGGGATCAAGAACAAAATCAATGCCTTCTCTTCGCGCCAGCTTTGCGGCCGGAACAAAGTCGCTATCTCCGGCAATAAGGATGATTTGATTGACCTGCTTTTTATATGCGAGAGAAGCAATATCGACGCCGATTTTCATATCAACGACTTTTTGCTGCGAATTGAATTCAAAATCATTCTCTGTCAGGGAATCCAGGGTTCTCTTCCCGGAAAGAAGGGCTTTCGTGACTTCTGGCTTAAGGTTGTAATTCATGTGGTCGGCAAGATGACCCAAACGAAGAGCAAATTTCCGCATCTGCTTAAGCTGGTCAAAGAAAGCGGTAGTCCACGCTTGGGTATCGGACTTGTCGAGGTCAACGTTTTTCCTGCGCAGGGGATGATATACGCTCCTGCGCCCGGCAGGTTCACAGTCATAGTAGAATACGCGGTAGAGCGAGTTGGGCTCATAGTTCTGGCCTTTATCGCTCTTTCTGCGAAGGTGGGCCCTACAATAGGAAGATAGCTCTCTGGCTCGTTCTTCTGCTGTTCTTTCTCCCCATAGATAGCGCGCTCGCTTTCGATAAAATCCGCCATCGACCAGAATAGCTGTCTTATCCATTTCTCTATGTCTCCAATCAATAAAAAAATAAGGCTCCAGGATTCAGCGTTACCCCATATGAGCGGGGTGCTTACTACCAGGAGCCAATTTAGCAAAGTTATTTAACAGAGTAAATATTACTCTTGGCTTTAGGTTAAATGTTTTTTCCTCAAATGTCAAGAGTTAACTGGCTCAAAGCGTAAGAAAATTTACGAAATGCTCGGGAACTGCGTGAAACTTTAGGAAAATCTCCGAGTTTGTATGCTTGTCTCGCGGCACTTCATTCTCCCTTAGTCAGGAAATGCCGCCTGTACAGCTCTTTCAGCTCATCGGCGGTGTAGTTCGTGCCGAACCGGCGATTGATGAGGCCGCGCGTGAGGCCCCAATTCCAGCCGTATTTGTGGACCAGACGGTACATGACGCTATAGATTTCTGTTTGCATGCGTATACCCTCCCAAAAACGAAATACCTTCAGTTCCGCCCGGGTGCTGTGCGCCCGGGCGGTTGTAATTATTTCGCCTTTTCGAGGCGCACGGTTTTGGTGGTGCCGAGAGCCGATGCCTCGTAGCTGATCTCACCTTTTTCATATGTGAACGTCTTGGTATCAGCGCTGGACGCCAACAGGGCAGAGCCGGTTTTCTCTTTATCGTTCGCAGATTCCCATGTATAGGGTTCATCGGCCGTTTCCGGAGCAACGAATGTTCCAGCCCAATATAGGGACTTGGACTCGCTGTCTGTGTTGACCCAGTAGATTTCGATCGTGTCGCCGCTGATGGTGGCCGCCTGGTAGCTTTCCTTCGAGTCCGAGTTCGACTGCACCCATTCACCCGTCAGATCTGGGGGAGTGGCAGCTTTGGACGCCTCTGTGTCGCCGCCGTTCTGGCTGCCGCACGCCGTCAGGCACAAGACCAGAAGCATGGTTGCGATGATGGACAATAGGCGGCTTTTTGCGAATGTTTTTTTCATAGACATTCTTCCTCTCATTATTCTCGCCAACAGGCGGATTACGACAATTCTATCATTTTATGGCCGGAATGTCTATTCTTTCTTCTCTGTACGATAAAAGGGACTGTGCTACACCGCCGCCCCTGCGCATAATAAGCGCGGAGGCGATGAAAGGTGAGCTATCAAGACTACAAGGACGCGCGCGATGCATCGTGGCGCATCCTGATCGACTGCGAGGTGACAGAGCTGCCGGTCAGGATCAGCGGCGTGTGCCGTGTGCTGGGTGTGTCCGTGCGGCGGTATACACCAGCAGAGCGGGACAGCAACGACGGCATGTCCGCCGTCATCGGCGGCGCGCCGGCAATCATGGTGTCCAGTCTGGCGATCCCGGCGCGGCAGCGCTTTACCTGCGCACACGAACTGGGGCACATCATCCTGGGCCATGTTGGCCGGTATGATCTTGTGTGCCGCGAGCCAGATCCGGGCGACAACCCCATCGAGCAGGCGGCCAATGTGTTTGCCTCGCGTCTGCTTGCCCCGGCCTGTGTGCTCTGGGGCTGCGGCGTGCAGTCAGCCGGGGACGTCGAGCAGCTGTGCGACATCAGCCGAGCGGCTGCCGAATTCCGATGGAGCAGGATGCAGGAGCTTTACCGGCGGCAGCGCTTCTTAACCTCGCCGCTCGAGCGGCTGGTATATGCGCAATTCGAGGATTACATCAAAGGTCATCGGCTTCCGGGAACTGGTCGATAATCATTTTCAGAGCGAGTGCTTGTTCACTGCTTAGTGCTTTTTCAGTGGTTGCTCCGCCGTAAGTAAGTCGAATCAAGTTCGGGCTTGTATTAGCTGGCTTTAGAGTGGTTGGAGCGCTCATCGAATCGTCGGCCAGGTATGAAACCGGGACGTGGAACAAATCTGCCATGGCTCTAATTTTGGATAAAGGAATATCGCTGACACGCCCACATTCCCACTTGCTTACTGCGTTCTTTTTTACGCCGAGTAGAGAGCCAAGCTGTGTTTGGGTCAGTTCGAGTTGCAGCCTGCAGCTTCGGATTCTATCTCCAATTCCATTGCCGCGAGCGGCTGCACTGTTGCTGGTGCTTGTTCCCCATCCGGCTAAATATGCTGGTGAGACGCCGATGGCATCCGCTATTGTTTCCAATCGGTCAAGCGGGATGTTGACCACTTTTCCAATTTCGTATTTGTAGATTGTCTGTTTGGTTGTCCCACACATAGAGGCGAGCTCTTCCTGCGTGAGACCGACAGATTCGCGTGAGGCCCTGATTTTTTCCCCGATTGTCATTTGGAATCAGCTCGTTTCGTATGTGATGTCAAAGGTCATCGGCTTCCGGGAGCTGATCGATGAGCGTTTTCAGAGCGGCGACTTGTTCGTCGCTCAAATTCTTTTCAATGAAGCTGCCGTCGCGGCCGGCAATGCGGACGACGTTTTTGTGAGCGACGGGACTTTCTTCGTATGCAGAATAAGTTACTTCTTGCCCAGTGAGGACGCCTAGATTAACATTAAAAAAGTCCGCAAGCGCTTCGAGCGCCTCAAAGCTTGGCTTGCGTTTCCCATTTTCATACATGCTGATAGTGCTTTTTGCAACACCCAATTTTTCCGCCAGCTGCTCTTGCGTGAGGTTAGCCTCTTTACGTAGCGCAATGATGTTTTCTGGTAATTTTCCCATTGCTATTTCCTCTCTGATGTTTGGATAACCAAAGCATATCACGATTAGTGATGATTGTAAAGCAAAAGTTCACTTTAAGTGTTGACAAAACGCGAGAATAGATGTACACTTTGGGTGAACTTCAAAAGAAAGGGGGAATCAACATGTATAACATGAAGAAAAACGGCGAGCGGCTTCTCGCGCTACGCGGTAGCCTTAGCCGCGAAAAAGTTGCGGCAGACAACGGGATTAGCGCGTCAGCGCTGACGATGTACGAGTTGGGACTGAGAAATCCAAGAGACGAAGTGAAGATTTCGCTGGCACAATATTATAAAACGTCGGTAGAGGCAATTTTTTTTGCGTCATAAGTACACGCAAAGTGAACAAAGCGAGTAAACAAAAAACATCCGCAAGACCTTGCAGATGTTTTTGCACGCAATTCATTCGATTGATTTCAATCCGCGCGCTCCTTGCTGGGCGCGACAACGGGGAGGTGAGGACATGTACACCCTGCAAGAGATGATCCGCACGGCCGTGCAGTGGTTTGCGATCGGGTTTGCACTCAGCAATGTGATCTTTGTGTGCCTTCTGGGTTCCGGTGAAAAGCACAGGCCCAAGTGGTGGAAGAAGGGCGACCGCTCCGATGAGTGGCTCTATGGCGATTCACGTAAACGCAGAGACAAGCACAGAAGCAATCGAGACGACAAGTGAGGCGAACGAGATGTATTTCGCAATTCGCGCGTCTTTTCTGGTCTGAGCCGTTGCGCGCAGCTGCTCGGTCATGAGGCGGCACTGCTGCCGCCCTGCGGTCGTGATTCTGATCTTACCGGCATCGTTCCGGCTTGGCAGGATCCATCCCTGACTGGACATGTACTCAAAGCGTGAGGTCGCATCCTGCTTGTCAAGATACAGGTCATTGGCAATGTCGATCATGGGCACGGCGGTGTTCGCATCGATCAGGCATTGCAGCATTTTGCGGTAGATTTCCATATTATTTCCTTTCCAAAACACCTGCAAGACCTTGCAGATGGTTTTGCATGAAATTTGTTCAATTGGAGGTGAGGACATGAAGGGTTTTGATGTCGGCACGTTTGCAATCATCTTCAACGTGCTTGTGCTCCTGTTCATCATTTTCTGTCACGTTGTGCTCTGAACGAACCCGCGAGTTATCCGCAAGTTACCAGCAAGTTGCCGCAAACAAAAAACCATCCGCTGTTAGGAGGGGGGTAATTCAGTGAAAAAGCTTGATAGCCAAGTCAACAAGCCCAGACCAATGTTCGACCATGACGCCGAGGAAAAACGTTACAAACGGTACAAGTATGTTTGCTACGGACAGCTTGTTTTGAAAGGACTGCTGTTTTTTGCGTTTGGCCTTTTCGTCGAGTTCCTGATTCATGGCGGCTAAAGCCAGCCGACCTTCGTCGGTGATGGAAATGGTATCTGCTTTCATACCGCTGACGGTTACGAGCTGGGGAACGTGATGCCACAGCCCGCGAGCGGCTGCTTCGATGTCTGTTGCCGATTCCCCGGTCTCAAGCTGGAAGTCATTCAGATTCAAACTGCCGCACTGCGAGCTCAAGCGCGAGAGCATTTCGTATTGTAATTCGAGAATATCCATAAAAATTCCTCCTTCGCTGTGATTCTACCACACGCGAGGAGGAACAGGCAAGAAAAGGAGAGAGGTACATATGCCAAAACTGAGGAAGCGCACGAGCCGCTATGACCAGCTGCAGACGCTGCTCTATGGTCAGATCCGGGTGCAGGGCGTCAAGCCGGAGACCCTGATCGGCTGCTGCCGCCAGACGGCGGCGAACCGGCTGCAGAATATCGGCGGCATGACCATCAACGACCTGCTCGCGCTCGGCCGGGGATTGGACATCCCCATCGACACCCTGCGCGCAGCGATCAAATATCAGTGAGTGAAAGGAGAAACCAATGAAAGCAACAGGAATCATCAGGAGGGTCGATGACCTCGGCCGCATCGTGATCCCGAAGGAGCTGCGCCGGACGCTCGGCATCAACGAAAAAGACCCCGTTGAGATCTACACGGACGGGGGGAACATCATCCTGCGCAAGTATGCGCCGGGCTGTGCGTTTTGCGGAAGTGTGGACGGCGTCCGGCATATCCACGATGTGCCGATGTGTGCTATCTGCGCGAACAACATGCAGATGCTGTACCGCACGGCGGAAGGCGGTGGCGACGAATGAAGGTGTTCGGAGATCCGCGCGCCAAAGCGAAGGTGCGCCGCTACATCGTCTGGGGCATCGAGGACGGCATCGTCTGTGCGTTCTTTATCGCCGGCATCGCGCTGGCGGGGTGGCTGTTCCACGTGATCTTCACCGCCCTCGGCGTCGCATGAGGCGTCCGGAGGTCGTATATATGTCACCGGCAGAGCTGGCCATGCGACGCCGGAATGACCGATGGGCAGCGCATGGCCGCGCGCGGGTGACACGCCAAGGGAACATGACTGTGGTTGTGCCGTGCGCATCGCCGTTCGCGGCGATCCAGTGCGCGGCGGAGCTGTGGGGCATACCATGGCACGAGGCGGTCCGCGGGGCGCGCGTCATGTGGGCGCCGCCGGAGACATAAAAAGACACCGCCTGCGAAGATCGTCAAACCCGCAGGCGGTGAAAACCCAATAGCGCAGGGCGCGCTACACTATATATATTATAGCATACAGTTGCCCGCCCTGCAAGCCGAAAAACGCTGACGCCGCAAGGCGTTTTCAGCTTCGGTAAGACCAATTACTAACTCGACCGGAGACAGACAGGGAGGCAATCATGCCGTATGTACATCGCACCGTCGTGTGCGGCGACACGATCGAGCACCGCAAAATGTATTCATCCCGTGTGCACAGCAAGGAGGTCAAGCCGCGCAAGCGCGCATTTGCCGGTGAGACATCGCTCCGCCAGGAGCGCATCAACGAGCGCGTGGCCGAGGAACATCTGCGCTGGCTCATCAACTGCAACTACCATTATGGCGACTTCCATCTGGCGCTGCACTACTGGTGCAAGCATATCACGCTGGAACAGGCCGAGCGGGACAGGGCAGCGTTCCTCCGCGAGCTGCGCAAGGCGTACGCCAAAGCGGGCAAGCGCCTGAAATACATCGCCGTGCTCGAAACCAAGCACATGACGAACGTGCATCATCACATCCTCCTGCCGCGCTTCGATGCGCAGATCATCGCCGCTGCCTGGACAAAGGTGACCAATGGCGCGGGCTCTATCAGCTTCCAGATGCTCGATGACCGGAAGAACCACGCAAAGCTCGCGTCCTACCTCATCAAGGAATCACGCTCCACCATGCGCCGCTGCCGCGAGCAGGGCATCCGCCGCCGGCGGTATACCTGCAGTGCCGGCATGGCCAAGCCGGAGATCCGCTATCAGGTGGCAAAGGCAGAGACGTGGAGAAAAGAGCCGAAGGCCAGACGGGGCATGCATCTCTATCGCTTTGACGATGGGTCGGAGTATAAGAGCGGCTGGCATGAGCTGAGCGGCTGGCCGTGGCAGGAGTATTACGAGATCAAAGACACTGCATAGAAAGGAGCATCCACAATGGGTATCAGCATGGACAGCCTGCCGCCGCGCTATCAGAAACAGGCGGCGCGCAAGCTGGATCCCGCGGCGTATGAAAAGGCGCTGCAGTTTTTCCACGCCGAGGAGTCGGCGAAAAACCCGGCGCGTCAGGCACAGGGGAGTATCAGCCGTGCGACCGGGGAAGGATTTGAGGCGCAGATCCTCACGGCCTGCGCGTATTACCGGGCGCATGGCATCGCGGAAATCGACAAAACGCCGGAGCCAATCAAGGTCATTTCCGGTCGGCGTCAGAATCCGAGCGGCTGCTGGTCGTTCGAAGCGGTTTTCACCAAGCAGGCGCAGCCGGATTTTCAGGGCACGCTATGCGGCGGCAGCAGCGTAGTGTTCGAGGCCAAGGCCACGGACAAAGACCGCATTCTGCAGAGCGCGGTCACGGAAGAGCAGGCGCGTGCACTGGAATCGCACGCCAATATGGGCGCACTGGCGTTTGTGCTGGTGTGCCTGCGCGGGCGCGCAGTGTATCGTGTCATGTGGGAGGACTGGCAGAACATGAAAGAACTATTCGGCCATAAGTACATGACGGCCGTGGAGCTGGAGCCGTACCGGGTGCAGCTGCGCCGGGGCGTGATCCGGTTTCTCGGCGACGCAGGATAAAAGCAACAGGAAGAGAGGTATAGCTATGAACGAATTTTACGAGAAAGCCATCGAGCGGCTGCACGATGACAAGGGACTGAGCGGAAACAAGGAGCGCGCCATGGCGCCGGCCGTGCGCGAGGCGCTGGAGAAGTTCTGCGAAGAGGACGGCGAGTTTGCACAGGCCGTGGCGCAGGGCGGGAGCTTCCCGGAGTGCATGAAGGCTGTGGCCAAAGGCGTGGGCGGGAGCATATCGGACATCGAGGCGTACCGCAAGGCGGTGCAGTTCTACTTCCCGGGCGCGGAGATCGAAACGACGATGCGCGTGCGCCTGTGCAGCGATGACGCGAAGCCGGAGGGACTGCTGCTGAAGCTGGACGACTTCTTCGGGGTGTGAGCCATGCGGTACTTAAAATGCAACCTGCCGCCGGAGCGGCACGAGGAGATCCTGGGGAAGTTCTGGCACTACCCGACGCAGGAGGAAGAGGACGCAGTGCACGATCTGTTCACGCCGCACGTGTTTTTCGAGACCTATGGCAATGAGCGCGAGGTGTGGGCGACGTGCTGCCGCCAGCACGGGATCATCGGCAAGCACGGGCCGAAGCACGGCAGCGAGGGAAACTGCCCGTTTTGCGGGCAGGTGGCCGTGTGGAATGCAATCGGCAAATACGGCGAGCAGATGCGTTCCCTACGGGAAGAAACGCACGTTGCGTTTTTGCGCAGGGCCGGCAAGGCACTGCTGATCGAGGCGATGCAGATCGAGATCAGCTACACGAAGGGTCTGATCTATGACGGCATCTACTACGACATGAACTGCTGGGGGCAGAAAGCCTACTATCTCGCGCCGGGGACGGTGCAGATGTGGGAGCGGACGCGTGAATGGAGCTGCGGAGAGTGGACGCTGCCGTACTGGAAGGCGAAGGCCACGGTGTCAGAGCCTTTTTCGCCGAACATGATGGGCTGGGCGTGCTATCAGGGCGACTATACCGTAATCGGCACGGATGCGCTGAGCGAGACAAAGGCGTGGCGCTACTGCCAGATCGAGGACTGGATGCGCTATGAGCTTGCGGAGCGCTGGGAAGAAGAGCCGGTGAAGTGGGTTGTGACGTATCTCGCGGGCTACGCGATGTGGCCACAGATCGAAATGGCCGTGAAGCTCGGCCTCGGGGACGCGGTGACACAGCTTGTGGTGAGCGGCGTGAAAAACGCGCGGATCCTGAACTGGAACGCGCGAAATCCGGCAGACTTTATGCGAATGAGCAAGCAGGAGGCGCGCGCATGGCTGCAGTCTGGCGGGAACTTTGAGACGCTGAGAAGCTGGCGGGAGACCGCGCCGGAGCTGACACCGGATGTGTACATCCATCTCTGCCAGCGGCTCGGCGGGGGACGGATGGTGGAAGCGTGCAAGGAGTGCGCGGAGACGGCCGGCGTGAAGCTGGAAAAGGCGGCACGATATGCCGAGAGCAAGACGGGCGTGCAGCTGTGGGCGGACTATCTGCGCATGGCGCGCGAGCTGGGCTATGACCTGACGGAGGCGACGGTGGCCATGCCGAAGGATCTGCGGGAGCGGCACGACGCGGCGGCTGAGCTGCTGGAGATCCGGAAGGACCAGGCCGCCACTGCGGCCTATGCGAAGCGGTACAAGAAGCTGTGCCAGAAGTACGAGTTTGCCATGAGCGGCTTGCGCATCATGGTGCCGAAGAGCGGCAGCGAGATCGTGCGCGAGGGCAAGACGCTGCACCACTGTGTGGGCGGCTACGCTGCGCGGCACATGAACGGGAAGACGACGATCCTGTTCCTACGGCACGAGAAGCGGCCGGAGCGACCGTGGATGACCATCGAGCTGACGGGGAAGGACACGATCCGCCAGATCCATGGGTATAGGAACGAGGGGTATAACCATGCGCAGGATCCGGAGGAGCGGTACGCATGGTTTCTGGATGCGTGGCTCGGCTGGGTGCACGCAGACAGCCGCCGCAACAAGCAGAAGCAGCCAATACTGGAAGCAAAGGAGAAAACGGCATGAATGAACTGACAAGGACGCCGGAGACCGTGGGCGCGGAGATCCGCGGTCTGACGGCACAGGCAAAGCAGATGACGCTGTGGTTCGGCATCGAGATCGGCCGCCGCCTATGCGAGGTGAAGGAGATGATCGGCCACGGGGAGTGGCTGCCGTACCTGAAGGCGCAGACGGAGTTCAGCCAGAGCACGGCATCGCGCTTTATGACGCTGTACCGCGAATATGGAGCGCAGCAGCAGACCCTTTTCGGGGCGGAATCAAATTACCCAACGTTGAATAATTTGAGTATTTCCAATGCTTTGCGGCTGCTCGCACTGCCGGAAAACGAGCGGGAGAGCTTTGCCGAGGAGCACGATGTGGAGCACATGTCGGCGCGGGAACTGGACGAGCTGATCCAGGCGAAGAAGGCGGCCGAGGATGAGCGGGATCTGTACGAGCAAAAGCTGGCAGAACAGATGGGCGCGGCCGAGCGGCTGAAGAAGGACGCCGAGACGGCGGCACGGGAGGCCGAGGCGCGCCGACGGGAGCTGGAGGAAACGCAGGCACAGATCCGGGCGCTGCAGGAGAACATCCACACGCTGGAGAGCCGGCCGGTCGAAGTGGCCGTGCAGGTGGACGAGGGCGCTGTGGCCAAGGCGCGCGAGGAAGAAAAGGCTGCGGCGAAGAAAGAGCTTGAGCGGCTGGAAAAGAAGCTGCAGAAGGCGGAAAAGGCGCGCGAGCAGGCGGAGGCCACGGCCAAGGCCGCCGAGGACAAGCTGGAGACCGCCGCGGCGGACGTGGCCAAGGAGCGCGACGGTCTGAAGCTGGAGCTGCAGGAGGCGCGCCGGAAGCTGGAGATGAGCGACGTGACGGTGGCGCAGTTCAAGATCGTGTTTGACACCGTGCAGGGGAATCTGAACGACATGCTGGCGCTGATCGCAAAGGCCAGCGGCGAGAACCAGACAAAGCTGCGAGCGGCTGCGGAGAAGCTGGTCGATGCTTTTAAGGGCCGAATCGAATCGTGAAAGGAGGACAACCATGAAAATCTACATATCAGGGAAAATCGCCGGGGATCCGGACTATAAGGGAAAATTTGCCCGAGCGGCTGCACAGCTTGAGCGGCTGGGCGCGACGGTCATCAATCCGGCCACAGCGCCGGAGGGGCTGACCAAGCTGGACTATATGCGCATCTGCTTCGCTGAGATGGAGGCGGTGGACTACGTTGTGTTCCTTCCGGACTGGGTGGAATCCGCCGGCGCGAAGCTGGAACGCGCGTGGTGTGACTATGTCGGCGTGCCGACGGCAGACTGGGACGGTTTTCGGGTAGATATGCTTGTAAGGAAGTCGCACGGCTGCACATTCCGAGAGCTGCTGGTGCTGGAGCATCCGGACAAGGTGGATGCACGCTTCATCGGCGGGTGTGCGGGATGCCCGGATGAATACGGATATGAGCCGGGAAACGGTACTGAATGTCTGTGCGAGAAGAACTGGAATACAAAGAAAAGCGTGCCGCAGATATGCGCAGAGTGCTGGGATCGTATTGTCCCGAGGAGCGAGGCAGTGTGAAATGATGAATTACAAAGGCGTGGCGCGGTTGGCTGCGAAAGAAGCGAAGGGATATCAGCTGTTGATCTACGAGACCGGCGGCGTTATTGGCATGGTTGGCCGCGAATGGGCATACGGCGCACAGGTTGATATGCTGCAGCGAACTAATGGCCGGGAGTTGCTGGCGGAAGTAGTGCGCATGCTCGGCCGGATACCGGAAGAAGAAGCGGTGAGCGTTCAGGAAAGCGGGCGGATCGAACAGGCTGTGCTGCTGGACGCAGCGCTCCAGCGCATGGGTGAAGCGCTGGCGGTGCCCACTATCCAGGAGGCAAAAGCCACACCGCTGATGTATGGAAGCACGGCGCTGTGGCAAACTCGGGAGAAAATGATTATCGGCCTTCCCGATGATGTGCAGGCCGTTGTTGCGGCAAATGAAGTGCTGCTGACGGATGAAGCCGGCAAGGTGGTGCGTTATGATTTGGACAGCGAGACGTTCATCGCGCAGTCGCTGAAAAACGCAGATGCGCTGTGGCGGGCACTTATGTCGACAAGATGGGTTGCTTGGGATGACTGACAAAGGAGGTGAGGATGTTGGACTGGAAACGGGAGGCGGCTGATGAGCTGCGAAACTACACGAACCGAAAGGCGGCAATTGAAAACATCAGAGATCAGATCGCTGACTTGGCAACGGAGATCACGAGTATCCGCAGCGCATCGGCGGACGGCAGTCCGGTCGCCGGTGGCTCAAACGGCAGGGACGATGCGCTCGTCAACAACATCCTGAAACGTGAGCGGCTGGAAGAGGCGCAGCGCTTGACCGAGAACCGGGTGCGCCGCGTGGATCGTGCCTTGAATCAGCTCTCCGAGCGGGACAGGTGCGTGCTGCAGCGCTTTTACATTACGCCGTGTATCGGCGGCGTCGAGCGGCTGTGCCGGGAATTGCACATCGAGAAAACGACCGCTTACCGCTGGAAGGACTGCGCACTGCGAAATTTTACGATCACGATGTACGGCCTCACAGAGACGTGAGCGCAACGTGGGAAAAAATCGGGAACATTTTCACGGAAATCTGTGTTAAAGTGATATCGCGGGATTGCGAGAGAGACCAGTCCCACACCTTCCATTGTGAAATACCTCTCTTCCTTTCTCCTTTGTTGCGGTCGCGCCCGACGGGGCGCGTGGATCGAAATATCTCTGTCAGTCACTCATTTGTGAAGCGCCGGCCCAGCTTTCGGGTTCCGGCGCTTTGCTATGCGAATATTGTGGTTGCATATTCCCAGACGGGAATGTAAAATATAGGGGAACACAAGAAGCGGAGGGGTAACAATGGGATTCTTCAAGAGTAAAAAGGGCAGCATCATCAGCGACTATTTCTGCATCGAGGAAGACCTTGGACAGTTCAAAAAGGGCGACGCTGTGGATGTCGCACTGTATGAAGATCATCTGGAGCTGCAGAAGGGTGTCGGGAACAAGGACGTGGCGACGCTGGCCTACTCTCAGATCACGGATGTTTTCTATGGCTCGGACGTGCAGGTGCTTGTGAAAGACAAGTCGCCGATTGCGCGGGCTGTCGCTGGAGGCCTGCTGTTCGGAAGTACCGGTGCTGTGGTCGGCGCTATCAGCGGCGCCGGCAAGAAGGAAAAGAAGGTCAGGAGAATTCTCTTCATCATCAGCTATGTGTCTGCGGATGGGCAGGAATCTTTTCTGACGTTCCGGGATACGAGGCTGTATAAAGGACCAAAGGTCGCGGCCAGACTCAAAAAGCTGTGCGGTATCGAGGCAGAGGCCAAGCCGAGTGCGGCTGCCTCTGTGTCCAAACTCTAAAGCGTATATATTCACTGGGAGGATCGGGCTTGTGCTCGGTCCTTTTCTTATGGGCTGGATGCTGTGACACAAAAACAGTTTTACAAAACGCAAGCGTGGAAACGCGCGAGACAAGCATACATCGATTACAGGCTCGCGCTTGATGGCGGCATGTGCGAGGTGTGCCACGATGAGCCGGGGGTGATCGTGCATCACACTATCTGGTTGGACGATATCAACTGCAACGATCCGGAAATCAGTCTGAATCCACGGCGCTTTCGGTACGATTGCCAGACCTGCCACAACAAAGAGCGCGACCCGAGGAAGACAACGCCGGGCAGATGCCTGTACGGCCCAGGTGGCGAGATCATCCGCAACACAAATTACTGACCGAGCGGCTGGACTCCCCCCATCGCGCAGCGAAAAAACGAGGGCAGGGGACCGAGCCGGGGAGTTAAATTTTACTCCGCGCGCTACGCAAGGGGGTGTAGAAATGGCGAAACTGACCAAAAAGACGAGAGTTGACCGCGAAAAGAAGCGGCTGCAGGAGATTTTTAAGGATTTGGAGCCAAACAAGCTCGAAACCTGCCAATCATTGATTGACCGAGCGGCTTTCATTACCGTGAGCCTCCAAGACCTTGAGGTGCAGCTCAACGAAACCGGATGGGTAGAGCACTACCAGAACGGCGCCAATCAGGGCGGCATGAAAAAGGCCGCTGCCGCAGATGTGCACATCAGCCTGACGAAAAATCTGAACGCCATTACGAAGCAGCTGCTCGAGCTGGTGCCGCCGGCGCAGAAAGAGAGCCGCCTGGCGGAGCTGATGAACAAATGACGCCTTACGCAAATTTCATTCAGGAGTACTACCACAAGATGACGACCGGCGAAATCGTTGTCGGGAAGTGGGTGCGGATCCTTTACGAGAAGATCACCGCGGGCCTGCGCGATGGTCTTTTTTATTTCGACGAACGGAAAGCAAATCGTGCAATCGCGTTTATCGAGACGTTCTGCCATCACTGCGAGGGGCGCAACGATTTGATTCATCTGGAGCTGTGGCAAAAGTCGACAGTGTGCTTGATGTTCGGCATCGTGGACGGGGACGGCCTGCGGATCTTCCGAGAGGTGTTTCTGGTCATGGGACGCAAAAACGGCAAGAGCCTGTTCGCCTCCGCCTGTATCGCTTACATGGCTTACCTGGACGGCGAGTATGGCGCGAAAATTTACTGCTTGGCACCCAAGCTGGAGCAGGCGGCCATCGTATACGATAATTTCTTCCGCATGGTGCTTCAGGAGCCGGAACTTGCGCAGCTGGCGCAGAAGCGGCGCTCGGACGTGTATCTCGAGACAACAAACACGAGTATTCGCCCGCTGGCGTTCAATGCCAAGAAGAGCGACGGCTTCAACCCGCATTTGGCGGTGTGTGACGAAATTGCGAGTTGGCCGGCTGAGCAGGGGCTGAAACAGTACGAAGTCATGAAGTCTGCGCTCGGCGCGCGCAAGCAGCCCATGATCCTGAGTATCAGCACGGCCGGCTATGTCAACGATGGGCCATATGATGAACTGATGATGCGTGCGACGGCTGTCCTCATGGGCGCCAGCGAGGAGCGTAGGTTGCTGCCGATCCTGTATCTGATCGACGACGTGGAAAAATGGGACGACATCGAGGAGCTGCGCAAGAGCAATCCGAACATGGGCGTCAGCGTCTCCGAGGACTTTTTCAGAGAGGAGATCGCCATCGCGCACAACAGTCTGAGCAAGCGCGCCGAGTTTATGACCAAGTACTGCAACATCAAACAGAGCAGCACGCAAGCATGGCTGCCGTTTGCTGTGGTGGATGCGGTGAGTGGCGGCGAGTACAGTCTGGAGGATTTCCGCAGCACCTATTGCGTCGGCGGTATCGACCTGTCCCAGACCACTGACCTGACGGCCTGCTGCGTGATAATTGAGCGGGACGGCAAGCTGTACACTTTTGCAAAGTTTTTTATGCCATCGAATAAAATTGATGAGCTGCAGGAGCGGGAGGGCGTGCCTTACCGCATATATGTTTCGGCGGGGCTGATCCAGCCAAGCGGGGAGAATTTCGTGGACTACAATGACTGCTTTGAGTGGTTCCGTATGCTCGTCGAGGATTATGAGATCCTACCGCTGCAGGTTGGTTATGACCGGTATTCCGCGCAGTATCTCGTGCAGCAGATGGAGCAGTACGGGTTCCACATGGACGATGTGTTTCAGGGTGAAAACCTGACGCCGGTCATCCATGAGGTGGACGGGCTGCTGCGCGATAAGAAGCTGCTGCTCGGCGCGAATAATCTGCTGAAAGCGCACTTCCTGAACGTGGGCATGAAGCAGAACGAAGAAACGCGGAAGATTCGACCGGTCAAGCTTGAACCGCGGACGCATATCGACGGTTTTGTCGCCGTCATGGATGCCTTGACGGTTCGCCAGAAATGGTACGATCAGATCGGCGAGCAGCTCAAGAATTAGAACAGGAGGGAGCCGGATGGGCGCATTTACAAAACTTTTCGGCAAAGGAAAAGCGACAAAGCAGCTGGGCGGTTATTTTGAAATGCTCGACGGGTATACACCCGTTTTCTCAACATACGACGGCGGGGTTTACGAAATGGAGCTGACACGCTCCTGTATTCATACCTTTGCCAATCACTGCAGCAAGCTGACGCCAGTCGTCAGCGGAGCAAACACGAAAGCGCAGAAGGCGCTCCTGGACGGCAGGCCGAATCCATTTATGACGTCTGCGCAGTTCGTTTACAAGGTCGCCACGATTTACGATGCGCAGAACACGTGTTTTATCGTCCCTGTGCTCGACGGCTTTGAGAAACTGATCGGCTATTACCCGGTCAATCCGATGCAGGTGGAGATCATCGAGGTATCTGGCGAGCCGTGGCTGCGCTATACATTCCGCAGCGGGCAGAAGGCTGCAATCGAGCTGGCGCGCTGTGGTGTGGTCAGCAAATATCTGTACAGCAGCGACATCAAGGGCGAGAACAACGCGGCACTGCGGCCGACGCTGCAGCTGCTGAACGTGCAGAATCAGGGAATTGAAGAAGGCATTCGCAACAGCGCGAGCTTTCGCTTCATGGCTACGGTGAACAACTTTGCCAAGGCGGAAGACCTGAAAAAGGAACGCAAGAAGTTCGTAGCTGAAAACCTCGGCCCAGACTCCGGCGGCCTGGCCCTGTTTCCGAATACCTACACCAATGTGCAGCAGATCAAGTCCCAGCCGGAGATCGTGGATCCGGAGCAGATGCAGATCATCCAGACGCGCGTGCTCAACTACTTCGGCTGCAACGAGGATGTGCTGCAGAATAAGACGGTCGGCGATGCATGGAGCGCGTACTACGAGGGGAAAATTGAGCCGTTTGCCCTCCAACTGTCGCAGGCCATGACCTGTATGACGTTCACGCGGGCAGAACTTGCGCGCGGGAACTCCATCATGTGGAGCGCAAACCGGCTGCAGTATATGACCAATAGTGACAAGCTGCAGGTCAGCTCGCAGATGTTCGACCGCGGAATTCTCAGCACGAATGATGTGATGGACATTTGGCAGCTGCCGCACGTGCCGGACGGGGACAAGCGATATATCCGCAAGGAGTACGCAGAGATCAGCAAACTGGATCAGGCGGTGCATCCGCAGCCGGTGGAAGGGGAGGACGAAAATGACGCCGGAGAATAAGATCAAATTTAAGGCGAACGCGCAGGCACGATCGCTTGTGCTGCTGCCGAAAAAGGAAGCCGAGAAGCGCATCGAAACGAACTACTACGTGGAGGGCTATGCCGCACGCTATGAGCCGTATGTGCTCTGCTATGATGGCGATGAACCGATCTATGAACGCTTTGAGCGCGGCTGCTTTGACGACTGCGATATGAGCGATGTCATCATGCAGTTTGACCATGCCGGGCGGGTGTTTGCGCGCAGCACAAACGGCAGCCTGATCGTTGGGCCGGACGACGTGGGCCTGTTTATGGCCGCCGATCTCGGCCGCACCGAGGGTGCCCGCGGCCTGTACGCGGACATTGATGCCGAGATGATCACGAAAATGTCTTGGCGCTTCCGCGTCGGTGATTACTACTGGGACGCCGAGACGCGCACAATCGTGCACCGCACAGTGAAGAAGATCTACGACGTATCTGCGGTCAGCATCCCCGCAAACGACAACACAGAAATCAATGCTCGCAGCTGGGCCGACGGAGTGATCAGCCTGGCAGCCCGGAGTGAGGCAGAGCTTGACGATAGGCGCAGAAGACTGCGCTTGAAAATCAAACTCAATTCACAGGAGGAATTCAACTATGAGACTTGATGAAATCAATGCGCGCCTGGCTGCCATCCAGCAGGAGGCGGAGACGGCCAGCTGCGACGCGCTGACCGCACTGGAAAACGAGGCCGCCGCCCTGACTGCGGAGCGCCAGCAGATCCTGAATGAAATGCAGGCGCGTCAGCGCCTGCGCTCCAACATCGCCGCCGGCATCGTGACCGGACGCACGATTGAAGCGCCGAGCGCTGCTGAGCCGACGCAGGCGCGCTTCACCGTTGATTCGGCGGAGTATCGCGAGGCCTACCTCATGCATCTGCAGGGCCGCAGCCTGAGCGCCGAGCAGCGCGCGGCGGTGACGGCTACTGCGGCGATCCCCACCCAGACGCTCAACAGAATTGTCGGCGTGTTCGATCAGAACCCGATCCTGTCGCGCATTACGATGACCTATATCCCGGGCAATATCACGATTCCCGTGGAGGGCACCGTGAATTCCGCAAGCTGGGTCGCCGTGGGCACGGCTTCCACCGATTCCGATGATACGATTACCTCCGTCTCCCTTGGTGCGTACATGCTCATCAAGACGGTCGAGATCACTGCTGATGTGCAGACCATGTCCATCGATGCGTTCGAGACCTGGCTTGTCGGTCGTCTGGCCAATAAGCTGGAGGCCGCGCTGGACGCCGCGGTCTTTACCGGCACCGGCAGTAGCCAGGCGACTGGTATCCTGAAAACGCTGGATACGGCGACCGGCACCTTCACCAAGGCGAAAGCGACCTATGCGGATCTGATCAAGATCATCGCTGCGCTGCCGACTGGCTATGCGACCAATGCCGTCTTTGTGATGCCGCGCAAGCTGTTCTATACGGACGTGATCGGCATCACGGACACCCAGGGCCAGCCCGTCGTCCATGCGGATGTGGAGTCTCCGGCGAAGCACAACATCCTGGGCTATCCGGTGATCTTGGACGACAATCTGACCGCTGACAACATCCTGTTCGGCGAGCTGTCGTACTATCACATGAACATTGCCCGCGCACCGGAGGTTACCAGCGACGACTCTGTTGCGTTCCGTGCCGGATCCCGCGTGTATCGCGCCATGGCGCTGGCGGACGGAAAACTGACCGTGTCTGCTGCCGTTGTGCGCTTTAACCGCGCAACAACGGCCTGATCGTCATCTAAGGTGGGGCTGTAAAGCCCCACCGATGCCGTCGGAGAGGAGGAAACCATATGGAAATTGATCAGGGCCTCTTGACGAAGGTAAAAACCTATCTCCGCATCAGTCACACGAAGCTGGACGATGATGTGGCAGACTCCATCTCTGCCTGCCTGGCGGATCTGCGGGTTTGCGGCGTGCGAAATCCATCGGAGGACACGGAGGATGTGATCGACCCGCTGGTGCTCAACGCCGTCAAGCTATACTGCAAAGCGGAGTATACGGACGACACGGGTAAGGCCGCAGAGTACATGGTCAGATATAACGCGCTCAAATCCTGCCTGATGATGGCGAGCGGCTATCAGGAGGGAACAACGTGAACGAAGTCATCACATTGATCGGCAACGCCGGCGAGCGGGACGTGTTTTGCCGTCTGGCGAGCATTGGCCAGAGGGAGTACTACGAGGCGCAGGCGGTCGATGTCTACCCGGAATGCAAGTTCATTCTGGCGGACTATCTGGAGTACGAAAACGAGCAGCTGCTGGAGTATGACGGCCAGCGTTACCATGTGCTGCGTACCTACCGGAACGGTCAGGAGCTGGAGATCACGGTCGCGCGTGCGTCTGCGGAGGAGGGCGGTATCTATGGGTAAAAGCATCCAAGTGGGCAATCTGCCGGCTGCACTTTCTGATGCGCTGACCGTGTATGCGCAGGATGTGATTGACCGTATCAATGATGTGGGCGAACAGTCAAGCGATAAGCTGAGAAGAATCACGAGGGCAACGGCGCCGCGGTCTAAGCGAAAAGATAGCTCATTCTACAAGAACATAGCTGTAAAGGCCGAAGATGCCGGAAACGGAATGAAGCGATATATCTGGTATGTGAAAGCCCCTGACCATAGGCTGACGCATCTGCTGGTGCATGGTCATGCGACTAGAAACGGCGGCCGCACGAAGGCAAATCCATTCCTGAAGAATGCGCTCGACGCTGTTTTACCGGAATACGAGCGCGCCGTGGAAGAAGCGGTGAAGGAGGCTGGACAAAGTGATTGAAGAGATCCTGACTGCATCCGGCATTCCTTTTCGCCAGGGCCGTTATTTGAATCCGCCCTCGACGACCTATGCCGTCTATTTCGATGACCAGGAGGTGGACGGGGCAGACCCGGAGAGCGGCGTGGCGCCGATGGTCGTGAGCCACGATGTTTCCGTGGAGCTGTACGAGCCGGAGCGAGATCCGGAAGCCGAAGCGGCTATCGAGACCCAGCTCGCGGCGAGGGGCATTCACTGGACAAAGGCGGCACGGTACTGGCTGCAGAGTGTGCAGCGGTATCAAACTGTCTACGATTTTGAATTCTACGAAAAAAGGAGGGCCACATAATGGCTAAAAGAGACAAAGATACGGTTACGCTGGGGTCAGGCAAAATCTATCTGCAAACATTCAGCGAGTCCATGCCGACGGTAGATGCACTGTGCGTGGAAAGCAATCTGCTCGGCTATATCAAGGGCGGCGCGTCGCTGGAATATACCCAGGAGACCTACGAGGAGAAAGACGATCTCGGCTATGTGTCCAAGATCATCACGACCAATGAGGAGGCTGTGCTGAAGTGCGGCCTGCTGACATGGAACGGTACGACGCTGAAAAAGCTGCTTGACCGCTGCAGCAGCACAGAGGCATCCGGCAAGCGCACGACGAAGATCGGCGGTGCCGGCAACGCACAGGGCGGCTATTATGCGATCTGCTTCCACCACGAGGATAAGACGGACGGCGACCTGTGGATCCTGATCAAGGGCAGAAATACCGCCGGCGCGACGCTGACGTTTGCGACGGACGCGGGCACGACCGTGGAACCGGAATTCAAGGCGCTGCCGCACGATAGTGACGGTACGCTCGTGGAATTGATCGAAGAGATTCCGACGGCTTAATTTTGACAGCGGGGCTTTCACAGCTCCGCTGTCCCTTTTATGGGAGGAGAAGTGACCATGCCGAAAACAATCAATTTCAACAGCATCAACCGGCCGTATCTGCGCCTGATCATGCAGGACGATGCGCAGACGACCATTGACGTGACCACACCGACCGAGGCGATGGTGGAGGAGCTGACGGCGACTGCGCCGGAGCTGGAGGACGTGCTGAAGACTATGGATGCGAACAGCATCCGGGCAGTATACGATCTGGCGGCGCGACTGATCTCCTGCAATCTGATGGGGTTGCCGGTGACGGTGGATGACCTGCGCGGCAAATACCGCATGAATCTGGACAGCCTGATTGTGTTTTTCAGTGCCTATGTCGAATTCATTGAGGAGCTCACAAAAGCAAAAAACTGATGCTCCCGTACTATCCGCAAGCAGATAGTGCGGGAGGCCATCAGTACGTCATCACGTCCTGGTGGAAACGGCTTGTGTCTGCGTATACTGGCCTGAACTTTGTTGAGGTCGGACAGACGGACTATTTGCAATACCTGATCTGGCGGCACGATGCGTATATCTACGAACTGAGCCGCACAGAGGCGGGGCAGGAGTATCTGAATAACGCCTGGCGCATGGAACAAACAGAGCCAGACCGGGCGAAATTGCGCCAGAAGATTGGAGGGAATGCGGCGCATGGCAAACAATAAAATCAAAGGCCTGACGGTCGAAATCGGCGGCGATACGACGAAGCTGGGCAAAGCGCTGCAGGAAATTGAAAACAAGTCGAAAAGCCTGTCCGGTGAGCTCGGCCAGGTGAACCGGCTGCTGAAAGTAGATCCGGAGAATACTGACCTGATTGCTCAGAAGCAGCAGATCTTGAGCGAGGCTGTGGCCAACACCGCCAAGAAGCTGGAGACGCTGAAAGCGGCAGAAAAGCAGGTTCAGGCGCAGTTTGAGCGCGGCGAAGTATCTGCTGATCAGGTGCGCGAGCTGCGCCGCGAAATCATTGCGACCGAGCAGAAGCTGGGCGGTTATGAGCGAGCGGCTCAGGAAACGGCCGACGCGATCGAGCAGCTTGGTGACGGTGCAGACGGAATCAGCGACATTGGGAAAAAGGCATCTGCTGCGGCTCGCCGCGTGGGAGATTTGTCCGACGCGGCGAAAGATGCCGGCGAAGGCCTGGGTACGGCCGGCGTTGCGGCAGGCGCTTTTGTTGGCAATCTGGCCAGCGAGGCGTTCGGGAAAATCGTCGACGGGCTGAAAGAATGCATCGAGGTCACGCAAGAGTACCAGACAGCCATGGGCAAGCTGGACACAGCATTCACGACAAACGGCTACAGTTCCGAGGCGGCATTGAAGACCTATAAAGAGCTGCAGGGTATCCTCGGCGAGACGGATCAAGCCGTCGAGGCGGCCAACCATTTGGCCATCCTAACCGATAACGAGGCGGATCTGCAGACGTGGACGGATATCTGCACGGGCGTGTTTGCTACCTTTGGCGATTCGCTGCCGATCGAAGGCCTGACCGAGGCGGCGAACGAGACCGCAAAGGTTGGGCAGGTTACCGGCCCGCTTGCGGATGCGCTCAACTGGGCGGGCGTGTCCGAGGATAAATTCAATGAGAGCCTGGCCGCGTGCACGGACGAGCAGGAGCGCCAGCAGCTGATTATGGATACGCTCAACGGTCTCTACAGTGAGGCATCTGATGCCTACAAGGAGACCAATGCCGATGTGATTGCGGCAAACAAGGCAAATGAGGAGTGGACGGCATCCATGGCGGCGGTCGGCGCGGAGTTTACGCCGTTGATCGCCGAGGTGAAGTCTATGGGCGCGGAGCTGCTGGATAAGGCTGTCCCAGCTATTCAGTGGGTGAAAGACAATCTGCCGGAAGTTGTTGCTACGATTGCCACACTGACTGCCGGGATCACCGCGTTCAAGGTGGCACAGCTCGCCGCGATCGCGTCGGAGCAGGGCATGACGCTCGCGCAATACGCTGCCACACAGGCCAAAACCGCAGCCACAGCGGCGCAGAATGGCCTGAATGCGGCGATGAAAGCGAACCCAATCGGCTTTGTTATTACTGCTATTAGCCTGCTGGTGACTGCCTTCATGTATCTCTGGAACAACTGCGAGAGTTTCCGCGTGTTCTGGCAGAACCTCTGGGAGGGCGCAAAATCAACATTCCAGTCGGTTTGGACGTGGCTCTCGAACTTTTTCACGGTCACGATACCGGATATCTTCAATACGGTGATCAGCTTCATCGAAACCAACTGGCAAGGCCTTTTGCTCCTGCTCGTGAACCCGTTCGCGGGCGCATTCAAGCTGATCTATGACAACTGCGAGGGATTCCGAACAAAGGTCAATGAAGTGGTGAGCGCCGTCCTGAACACGCTGCGCGAGCTCCCGGCGCAGGTGCTGAGTGTGGGCCGCAATCTGGTGGAAGGCCTGTGGAACGGCATAAACGATAAACTCTTGTGGTTGAAAGACAAGATCAAGAGTTTTACTGAGTCGGTGCTTGATTCTATCAAGCACTTCTTTGGCGTCAATTCTCCGTCCAAGAAAACGGCGTGGATCGGTGATATGCTCGATCAGGGTCTTGCGAGCGGCCTTTTGGACAATATGCAGGATCCCGTGCGGGCCATGAAGCGCGTGAGCGACGGCGTCCTCAGCGCCGCCGGCGGAACGTATCAAACGCAGATGTCGGCGATGCAGACGGCGGGCGCATCTGCGGCTGGAAATGCAGGGATCTCGGCCGTGCTGGAGCGCATGGACCGGCTCGAGCGCGCCATCACGTCCATGCAGATCTATATGGACGGAAACGCTGTGGTCGGTGCCGTTGCGCAGCGTATGGATGCGGCGCTCGGCGATATTTACAGGCAAAATGAAAGGAGGGCTGTTTATGGAGTTTGACTGCAAGATTGGCGGAGTTAAGTACGCTGGACTGGAACTGCTGGATGTGCAGATCGGTCTGCCGAGTGTGAAAACACAGCAAGAAAGTGTCCCGGGTGCTGATGGTGTGATCGATCTCACTGATGTCCTGAATGGCGGGCCGGCCTATGGCAACCGGAGTATCAAACTCCGGTTCGGATTCGACCCATACGGGAGCTTCGACTTCTATGCTTTTGCAGGTGCAGTGCACGGTAAACGCTTGAAGCTGGAACTGGGCAACCGGAGCGGTTACTACATGGGACGCTTCACGGTTGGAGACATTGACAAGAGCAAAACGACAACAATGTTTGATGTAACGATCGACGCTGATCCGTACCGACTGGAATCGGCCGAGACAAGCATCTCCATTCCGTGCTTGGCAAGAACATCTAACACAATTATTGACGGCACCGCAACTGTGCACAAAGCGTGGGCAACCGGTGTGGCACAGGTGTACGGCACAGGTGCGGATACGGTGCTGTCTGTTTACAGCAACAAACCATATACAGGCGAGTACCGGCAGGGCGCGATTTTTAAACTGCCATGGCCCGAGGCGGGGAGCTGCCTGGTATCAGCTGATGTGGAAAATGGGTGGTACGGCGTTTGCGATGAAAATGGGACAGAATACACAGCTAGTGAGTCCCGCTGGATTGAGACTGTTCCGGCCAATGGTCTGTATATCATGCTGTTCACATACGGCGGCGCGGCGCACTACGGAAAACTGCGCAATATTCAGGTGTTTAAGGCGACACCAGCCTCGCTGGCCGGATTGGCAAGTGATCGGATGCTGTATCCGACTGTGACATGGACAGGAGACGTGACAACAATTGTGCCATGCCGCCGGCCGCTGCCGCTTGCGACGCTACGCGGGAACGAAAAGACAAGCCAGTATTTGCAGATTCAGCGGCGCGCGGCGGATTACGCGTATGCGATTGGTGATACAACAGGGACGGTCTCATTAACCGGAAGGAGGGGGTGGTTGTAATGTACGCGGGATATGTTGATGATCGGTTGCTTTTCTCGGCTGGTATGGCCGGACACGAGATATCAGCTGGTACACTCCACAAGGAAATCGGCAAGTGCGATTCAGCGACAATCAAGCTGCCGCCGAGCAATTTGATGCGCGATACTCCCATAAAACGCGCGTCTATCATCAAAATCTGCAAGGATGGGGTTACCGTATTTAAGGGGTGCGTTGCGGATACGTCGATGGATTTTGCCGGAAACAAGACATACAACATCGATGGCGCCATGATGTGGATGAAGGATATTTGTAAGCCACCGTTCACCATGACAGAGGAGACGATGCTGTACTATGCTACCGCAATTATCACACAGTACAATGATGTGTGCCGCGCGACCAAGCAAATCAAACTCGGAACGGTTGATGATACGCTACCGACTTTGGCCGTGGAGCAGACGGAATACAAGTCTATGCTATCGTTGCTGCAGGATGCTGCGCAGGCAATAGGGGGAACTCTGTGTATCCGTTATGACGGGGATGATATCTTCTTGGATGTCATTAAAGCATATGATCACAGGTGCGCGCAGCAAATCGAGATCAGCAAGAATTTGCTCGATCTCACCGATCAGATCGATAGTGCAGATCTGATTACACGTGTATACCCACTAGGTAAGGGTGGCTTGACGATTGCCAGCGTAAACAATAATAGTACCTGCCTGATTAACGCTGATGCGGAGGGGCTGTACGGGCGCATCGACGGTACGCTGCGTGTGGACACGGATGATGCAGATGCGCTCAAGGCACAGGCAGCTGCCTACCTTGCACAGTATTGCGGCTTGTCGCATGGCATTCGGGTGACAGCGGCAGATTTGTCCGCAGTTGATTTCAAGCTGGAGTCGTATCACATTGGCGACAGCGTCCGAGTGGTGTCTCCGCCACACGGAATTGACACTATTATGCAGGTAACCAGTATGGACACAAGCCTTGTTAGCGAAAAGGATACCATGGTGCTTGGATGGTCGAACCGGACGCTGACCGGTGCCGTCGCCTCCGGCGGCGGCGGATCGTCGAGCGGCACAACAACCTCCGGCAGTGGTGGCACGATTGACGTGGACGATGCACTGTCGCTAGATAGCACCAATCCTGTCCAAAACAAAGTCGTGACTGCCGCGTTGGCCGGTAAGGCCAGCACAGCGACGGCCACGCAGTCTGCGGCGGGCCTGATGTCCGCAGCGGATAAGGTCAAACTCGACGGCCTGTCCGGGGCGGGCGTGACGCTGACGCCAATGACGGCCGCGGAAATGCAGGCCATCTGGGACGAAAATTGAAAGGAATGATAACATGGGCGATCAATCCACATACGTAGGGCCGACCGCGGCTGCGAAACTTGCGGCGCTGGCAAAGGCCGCCGCGAAAAACGCGATTACAGTCGATGATCAGCTGTATTCTCAATCCACGCATCCCGTGCAAAACAAGGTCGTGACCGCCGCGCTGGGCGAAAAGGCGGGCAAAAGTGTTGCCACACCGTACATCAACGGCCTGATGTCGGCGGCCGACAAAGCCAAGCTGGACGGCATCGAAGCGGGCGCGACCAAAAACAGCACGGCAACCGCAACGGCGGACGCTGATGGTCTGATGTCCGCCGCGGATAAGGTCAAACTGGACGGCATCGAAGACGGTGCTACCAAGACCATCGTCGACGACGCCATGTCGGATACATCTACCAACCCTGTGCAGAACAAGATTGTCACCGCAGAACTGGACAAAAAGGCCGGGAAGGACGTTGCCACGGCGGACGCTGATGGCCTGATGTCCGCCGAGGATAAGGTCAAGCTGGACGGCATTGAGGACGGCGCGACCAAGACCATCGTTGACGACGCCATGTCGGACACATCTACCAACCCTGTGCAGAACAAGGTAATCAAGAAATACATCGATGAAAAAGGTGTAAATTACTTCGACACATACGTCGAGAAGCCCACGAAAGAAAAGTTGACTGCCTACGCCGACTACTACACGTGCGAATGCAAAGCGACGCACACCTACGCGGAAATCGCTGCTGCGCTTGCAAAAGATATGGTGCCGCGCGTCCTGCTGGTCGATGTCATCGGCAGCGTGGGAGCCAATCGCATCGTATGCCCGCTGAACGAGTACTATAACGGTGCCGATGGGTCATACGATTTCGACGCGCCAAACATCGCCGGTATGTACGGTTACGGTACCGGCATCGTCAGCATCAGCGAGGACGGGGCAGTTTACACGTGCAGTGCCGGTGAACTGCCGCCTGCCACGGATAAGGACAATGGTAAGTGCCTTATAGTCGACGGCGGCAGGTATCGGTGTGGGACACCAGCGGCTGCCACGCAGTCAACGCCCGGCTATATGTCCGCGGCGGACAAAGCCAAGCTCGACGGCATCGAGGCGGGCGCGAACAAGACGGTTGTGGACGCAACGCTTGACGCGGCCAGCACCAACCCTGTCCAGAATAAGGCGGTCAAGACGGCACTGGACGGCAAAGCCGGAACGGCAGTAGCTACCACGTCCGCCAACGGCCTGATGTCGGCGGCCGACAAAGCCAAGCTCGACGGCGTGGAGGCGGGTGCAAACAAGACCACCGTGGATGCAGCGCTGGATGCAGCGTCGGAAAACCCCGTGCAGAATAAAGCGGTCAAAGAGGCGCTGGACGGCAAACTGTCAACACGAGGCGGCGAAATTTCGGCTTCTTTGAGAGTTGGGCAGACAGTCAGCGCCGAGGGGTCTGTGTCTGTTGGCAGGACGAGCACGGACACAGGCATCCATTTCGAGAAAGCAGCTTCTGACGCTGGGCGCATTTCGCACGGCTCTGACCCAATGACTGGTGTGTCACCCATTGCCCGCCTGAAAGTGGCCGACCCAACCGAGGATGACGACGCGGCGACTAAGGCGTATGTGGACGGCAGCGCGGTTCGATACGACGCAAAGCAGACCTTGGACGAGGCGCAGCAGTTCCAGGCACGTAAGAATATCGGCGCTGTTGGCAATGACAGCCCTCAATTTCAGGGCTTTTTGACGCTATCCCCCGCGAACGAAACTCTTGGAAGCGGTGTCGGCCTGTCCCCAACCGGCAGCGGGCACAAGTACACACTTGATATTTCCGACGCGGACGAGGGTAACCCAACGCTGCTGACCGGCGTGAAAACACCGACGGACGCAGACGCCAATGCGGCTGCGACCGTCGAATATGTGAAGAACAAGGTCTCTGAGGTTGCCACCAGCGGCGGCGTGGACGTGGATAATGCACTGTCGGCCACGTCTACCAATCCCGTCCAAAACAAGGTCATCACATCTGCGCTGGCCAAGAAAGCTGGTACCGCGGTGGCAACGGAAAGCGCAAACGGCCTGATGTCCAAGGCGGATAAGGCCAAGCTGGATGGGATCGCGGCTGATGCAACAAAGATTACCATTGACAGTGCCATGTCTGGGTCGTCAAACAACCCCGTCGCAAACCACGTCGTCAAGCAGTACGTCGACGACAAGGTAGCTGCTGCTGGTAGCAATATCACCGTGGACTCGACGCTATCCAGCACCAGCACCAACCCGGTGCAGAATAAAGCGGTCAAAGCGGCGATTGACGGCAAGCTGTCTACCTCTGGCGGCACGCTGACCGGCAACCTGACTGGCAAGTACATCACGGGCACATGGCTACGGTCCACAGAGGCTAGCGATCTGGGGCGTACACCGGGCAAGATCGCCGTGCTGGATGACAGCGGCTGGGTGTACTATCGCGCGCTCGCCGAGCTGTTTGCCGATCTTGGGATTGCCGACGCAATCAAATCCTACGTTGATTCTGCAATCATAGCGGCAATCAACAGCGCGTACTAAGGGGGGCGTATCATGGCTAGCACTGTATCTATGACTAATATCGTGGCAAACAACGGCAAGGGCTGGTTTCCGGCCCAGCGCGGAAACTGCACGTGGCAGCTGTCGAGCATCACTCCAGGCGACGGTGCCGCGTCCAGCATCAAGATCATCCCTTCCGGCGCGGGCGAGGTCACGCTGACATCCGCGGCGCACGCCTTGGTCGCGTCGCACAAGTACTATGTCACATTTAAGATCCGATTTGAGGCTGCGGTCACGGGCACCTGCGACTGGTACTGGCCGGTTGCCGAGCCTGCGGCGGCCGCGGGCATGGCCGTCAACGCTGCTGCTGGCGCGTGGACGCGCTTGTCGGCGGCGTTTGATCGCACAAGTTTTAGCGATGGCAGCTATCCGTGCCGCTTTGACTACAACAACAACGACGGCAGCAACCGAACGTTTTGGTTTACGAGCTGTCTGCTCGTTGACCTGACAGCGGCGTTCGGTGCGGGCAAGGAGCCCAGCAAGGACTGGCTGGACAAGCACGTCACAGCATTTTCGGACACACCGTCGGTACAGTACGTTGACAATCTCGGCGAGCTTTTTAAGGGCATCGCCGATGCGATCCGCGCAAAAAGCGGCCAGACGGGCGAGATCATGGCCTGCGATTTTGCAGACCGCATCCGGGCACTGTGAGGAGGTAATGGTATGAGCATCGACATCGTGGAGGCCGTCGTGACGGCCAACAAATGCTATCAGGCGGCTATCCCGCTGCATCCGCAGGGCATCATGCTGCATAGCATCGGCTGCCCGCAGCCCAACGCGGCGGTCATGGCACACCGATATAACACGTATCAGCCGGACGGCCAGAGCGTGTGCGTGCACGGCTTTGTGCAGCGCGACGGCACGTACTACCACACGCTGCCGTACAACCTGCGTGCGTGGCACTGCGGGGGCAGCGCCAACCAGACCCACATCGGTATCGAGATGACGGAGCCCGCGAGCATCGTCTACACCGGCGGCGCGAGCTGGCGCGACCTTGACCCGGCCGCGACCGAGGCGCACGTGCGCGGGACGTATGCAGCGGCGGTGGAGCTGTTTGCGCAGCTGTGCGAGCAGTACGCGCTCGACCCGCTGGCCGATGGCGTCATCATCAGCCACGCCGAGGGCGCGGCGCGAGGCGTGGCCAGTCGCCACGCAGACCCTACGCATCTGTGGCGGGCCTTTGGGCTGACGATGGACGGATTTCGTGCCGCCGTCGCCGAGGCGATGGCCGCAAAAAATACAGTCGAGGAGGACGACGATATGATCAGATACCACAGCATCGACGAGATGCCGAGCTACTACCGTGAGGAGGCGGCGCAGCTGGTGGACTCCGGCGCGCTGCAGGGCGACAACGGCGACCTTAATGTGTCGGAGGACATGATCCGTGGCGCGATCATCGGCATGCGCTATGCCGAGGCACGCAACCCGCGCTATTACAGCCTGGACGACGTGCCCGCATGGGCGCGCGAGGAGACGCAGCGGCTGATTGACCGCGGCGCGCTGGCCGGTACGGGCGGCGGCAAGCTGGATCTTTCGCTGGATATGCTGCGCACGATGATCGTGTGTCAGCGGATGATGGACGGTGACGCCAAGTGACTACATATCAGTGGCTGTGCCTGCTGGGCGTCCCGTCGCTGCTGATCGCGGCACTGCTGGCCATGATCCGGCATCTGGCGGCGCAGATCCAGCACGATCGCGCGGACACAGCGGCGACAAAGCTCGGAGTGCAGGCGCTTTTGCGCGCGCAGATGATCTCCGACTACAACAAATGGTCGGATCGGGGCTATGCCCCGATCTACGCAAGGCAAAATTTTGAAAACTGCTGGGGGCACTACCATACTCTCGGCGCAAACGGCGTGATGGACGACATCCGCACGAAATTTATGCAGCTCCCGACGCGGGAGAAATGATAAAGAAAGGATGATAAAAATGGAACTTGGTATTGCATCTGTGGCGGCGATCACCGCCATCGCGTATCTGCTGGGTATGGCTGTCAAAGCGACCGAGGCCGCGGATAAGTGGATCCCAATCATCTGCGGCGCGGCCGGCCTGATCCTCGGCGTCGTCGCGTGGGCGATGGGCGTGCCGGACTTCCCGGCGCACGACTGGCTCAACGCTGCCGCCGTCGGCATCGTGTCCGGCTGGGCGGCAACGGGACTTAACCAGAGCGTGAAGCAGCTGACAGACAAATAA